GGGTTCATTGAGCGAACCGATCCTTCAGTTCTTTGCTTGGCACCATCTGCCACAGCATCTTCAGGAGGTATCGCAGCCGTTTGGCAAACTGGCTGCAACGATCATGGAAACCCTGCCGCGCAATCCGGAACGCACCGTTGCTCTTCGTAAGCTGCTGGAAGCCAAGGATGCCGCCGTCAGGGCAGCAATCTATGAGGAGAAAGCATCATGATTGGCGCTCTCGTCAGCCTGATTGTCTGGCTGCTGGTCATCGGCATTCTTTATTACGTGGCCGTCTACGTTGTGGACAATCTCATCCCTGAACCGCCGCAACGGATCGTCAAGATCGTCCTTATCGTTGTGGTGGCGATTGTCGTCGTGCTGTTGCTGCTCGACCTGATCGGTGTCAGTACCGGGGTCGATATGCCGAAGCTGCAATAGGAGGAGCCATGACAGCCACCCTGTCTTCACCGGAACTGCTCAAGCTGGAACCGAATACCGCCAAGACCACCGATGGCGCATTCGTGCTCGGCGTCAGGGGCATGGGCTTCACCATGCAGAGCCAAGTGCTGTTCGATGGCGAACCGCAGGCCAGCGGCATGCTGGGTCAGGACTTGCTGTCGGCACCCTTCGATCCGGCATGGTGGCATGGCGAGCCGGTGACCATCGAAGTCAAGGTCAAGACCGGCGACCATGTGACCGCCGTGCTTCCTTTCACCCTCATGGAGGACGAGAATGGCAGAGAACGAGAGCATGCCGCCGATAACGCCGGGTGACCCGCGCTTTGGCGAAACCACCCAGACCTTTGATGGCGAGGCCAATGTCGCCAACATCATCAAGGCCAACAACCAGCGCCGCGTCTATCTCCAGAATGGCCTGCCATGGCCCCCCGGTTACACGCCGCAGCCACCGCTGCCGCCCGACCCGGAACCGGGCGAGGAGCCGGTGCTTAATAGTATCAATCCGTCGAGCGCCAGAATTGGTTCTGCCGATGTGGAAATGAACGTCAATGGCAACAAATTCACCGAGACGAGCATTATCTATTTCAACGGCGGTATTGAACCAACGACCTTCATCAGCAGCGACCAGTTAAGGACGACCGTCAAGCCATCGACTGCCGAAGTCGCAGGGTCATTCCCGGTCTGGGTGCAGCAGGGCAGCTATCAGACGGACCAGAAGACCTTCACCTTCCTGCCTGAAAACGAAGAGGAACCAACCAATGGCCAACCCGCAGAATGAAGAGATTGGCAAGCGTGTCGCGCAGCTTTTCGTCAATGCCAGCGCCAACCCGACAGTCAACAGCCGCAACATGCTGACCGATGCCGATTTATGGACAAAGGTCGCCGCCGCACTGAAGGGCGAGGGCGGCGAGGAAGAGGGTCGCGGCCCTCCCGAAGACAAGCCGGGTAAGGGCAATCAGGGCGAGCCGAAGGATGCCGATGCCGAGGGCGTCTCCGCAGTTGATAAGGCTTCCGAAGGGAAGTCTGGAAAGAAAGGAAAGTAAATGGCCACGACCAGAGCCGGACCCGGCAGTGTCGATGAACAGATGCAGGCTGAGAACGAAGCCCGTGAAGCGGCAGATGCCGAATATTACGATGTAGGCGCTCAGATTTCCCGCACCTATGACGGCGAGGAGGATGTTGCGGCACTCCAGAAGCGGCGCAATGCCGAACGCCAGTACAGACAGGCTGGTTTTACCGACGAGGAAATTCCCACCAACACCGGCTATGTCTTCATCGACAAGCGCGAGCCGCAGCAGAATGTCGGTGCCGGTGACGAGGTGAGCCAAGGCGAACCGATGACCAAGGAGGTCATCGAAAAAGAGGACGCCAACGTCGAGAACGTCTAGCACTTCCCATCCCCGTCAAGGGGCTGTACCCTGTAGGCGTACCATAAACCCCTACGTCCCTATGGAAGGGCCGCTCATGCGGCCCTTTTCATTTCATGAACTATGACGAGTTGCTGCTTCGGGTCAGCGGGCTTCCGCTCGACAAGCAGAAGGAAGTCCTCGACTTACTGGACGAACTGACCCGCACCCGCGCCAAGCTGAATGCGCGGACCCATTTCCTGCCGTTCGTCAAAACCATGTGGCCTGACTTCGTTGAGGGGTCACACCACCGCATTATCTCTGAACTGTTCGATGACGTGATCGCCGGTCGCAAGAAGCGGATCATCATCAACATGCCGCCCCGGCACACCAAGAGCGAGTTCGCTTCCGTCTACCTACCGGCCTTCTTCCTTGGCCGCTTCCCCAACAAGAGGGTCATCCAGTCGTCCCACACGGCAGAGTTGGCGGTCGGCTTCGGCAGAAAGGTGAGGGCACTCATCGATAGGGATGATTTTCAGGCATTATTTCCCAGTGTCAGCCTGTCACCGGACAACAAGGCGGCTGGCCGCTGGTCCACCAACAAGGGTGGCGAATACTTTGCAATCGGAACTGGGGGTGCAGTAGCCGGTAAGGGCTCAGACCTTTTTATCATAGACGATCCGCTGTCGGAGCAGGATGCCGTAATCGGTGAGAGCAACCCTGAAGTCTACGACAGGGTGATGTCTTGGTATGAAGGTGGCCCCCGCCAACGCCTTCAGCCGGGTGGAGCGATCATCGTGGTCATGACACGGTGGTCGCTCCGCGATCTTACAGGACAGCTTCTGAAGAAACAGATGGCCGACGAGCACTCCGATCAGTGGGAGATCGTCCAGCTACCCGCCATCCTGCCTTCCGGCAAACCGATCTGGCCGGAATACTGGTCGCTGGAGGAACTGCTCCGCACCAAGGCGTCGATCCCGCTGTCCAAATGGAACGCCCAGTACCAGCAGAACCCGATCTCGGAAGAGGGGGCGCTGATCAAGCGCGACTACTGGCAGAACTGGGACAAGCCGAAGCCACCGAAATGCGACACCATTATCCAATCTTGGGACACCGCCTTCTCAAACACGACCAGAGCCGACTATTCAGCCTGTACTACTTGGGGCGTTTTCTCAGACGAAGAAGACGACGGGAAGAGCAAGCTGATCCTGCTGGATGCGATCCGGGGCAAGTGGGAGTTTCCGGAACTGAAGCGGAGAGCGAAGCAGCACTACGAGGAGTGGGAGCCGGACATCTGCCTGATCGAAGCGCGGGGAGCGGGACATCCGCTGATCTACGAGATGCGGATGATGAACATCCCGATACAGGACGTGGTGGTGGGTAGGGGCGGCACCGGCAATCCCAACGACAAGATCAGCCGCGTCAACTCGGTCACCGATATTTTCGCATCCGAAATGGTCTATGCGCCAAAGATGAAGTCGTGGGCGCAGGAGGTGATTGAGGAATGTGCCGCCTTCCCCGCCGGAGAGCATGACGATTACGTCGATACCGTCACCATGGCGATGCAGCGGTTCCGTCTCGGTGGCTGGATCGGCACCATGAATGATGACGATGAGGACTTCAAAAAAACCTACGTGAGAAAGCTGGAGTATTACTAGAGGTGGTTGCAGCGGCAATTTGGGGCGCGTCCGCCCTCCGGTTAATCGACGTGTCTCCAAGGTCATGAGCCAGTGACACGCAGGCTGCAACCAACCAGCCCACCTCAGATGAGGATATAACACAATGGCCATCGCCCCTGCCATGATCCCCTTGCATGACGAGATGCCGCTGATGAACGGGGCGGCACCGCCGATTGATGTCGATGTGGTGCCGGACAACGTGGCGGATCGTCCGCAGGACATGCCGATGGAGGAGCCGCAGCCCGGTCAGGGTTCGGAGCATCGCGCCAATCTGGCTGACTTCCTTGAGGAGGAAGACCTCGAAACCATCGCTTCCGATCTGTTCGAACTGGTTGAGGCGGACGACATGAGCCGCGCCGACTGGATCGACACCTATACCTCCGGCCTCGACTATCTCGGCTTCAAGGGCGAGGACCGCAACGAACCCTTCAAGGGATCAAGTGGCGTCTATCATCCGGTGATGACGGAAGCGGTCGTCAGGTTCCAGTCGAACGCCATCACCGAAATCTTCCCGGCCAACGGGCCGGTGCTGACCAAAATCTACGGCGACGAAAGCCCGGAGAAGATCGCCACCTCCAAGCGGGTCAAGGAGGAGATGAACTACCAGCTAACGGAGAACATGAAGGAATATCGGAACGAGACGGAGCAACTGCTGTTTCGTCTCCCTCTCGCAGGCTCGGTGTTCAAGAAGGTCTACTACGACCCGCTGAAGAAGCGGCCTTCCGCCTGCATGGTTCCGGCAGAGGACTTCATCGTGGATTACGGATGCTCCGATCTGGAGAATTCCGAACGCTACACGCATGTCATGCACAGATCACCCAATCAGGTGAAGAAGCTGATGCGGGCAGGCTTCTACCGGAAGGTCAAGCTGGAGAAGCCAGCGGTCGAAACGCCGCCGGAGGGCAAGGAAAAAGAAAACGAGATCACCGGCATCGAACCAGCGACACAGGTGGATAACCGCCATGTACTGTGGGAAATCCATGCTTATTACAATCTCCCCGGCGTGCTTGCCGATCCGGACGAGATTGCCGACCCGTACATCATCACAATTGAAAAACAGAGCCGGAAGGTTCTGTCGGTCTACCGCAACTGGAACGAAATGGACGACCAGCGCGTGGCCGAACAGTATTTCGTTCACTACCAGTACATGCCTGCACTGGGTTTCTACGGCATCGGGTTGATCCATTTGCTTGGGTCAATCGCCAAGGCATCCACGTCCATCTTGAGGCAATTGATTGACGCCGGAACCTTGTCCAACCTCCCCGGTGGGTTGAAGACAAGGGGCTTACGAACCAAGGGCGACGACACCCCTATCGCCCCCGGTGAGTGGCGGGACGTGGATGTCCCTGCCGGGACCATTCAACAGAACCTGTTCCCGATGCCGTACAAGGAACCGTCAGCGGTGCTGGCCAATCTCCTGCAAATGCTTGTCGAGGAAGGCAGGCGGGTGGGTTCGATTGCCGACACCGAGATCACCGCGCAGACCATGAG